GCCATGTTGCCAGCCTTGTCACCGTGCATCTTGCTGGCTGCGATCTGACCCTGACGGATGGCCTGATCTACTTCCTTAGCCAACTCATCCTGCTCGGCTTGCGTTAGCTGCTTGGCACCAGCCCAGTCATGATGGTCGAGCGACTCGCCGTTGCCATCACCAGCACCACCGCCCAGCTTACCGTCCTTCTTGTCCTGCTTGAGGATGTCGAAGACCTGCTTGGCGTTCATGTTGGCGAAGCGCCGGTCCAGCAGACCGATAGGCTTGCCATCCTTCTGCGGCATCTTAACCATGACGCCGGTCGGATCACGGTCGAAGATAGCTAGGTTGATAACGTAGTCACACGCCATGTTAGCCAGCTGCGCGTCCTCCTTGTGCAGCTTCTCCCACGTGGTCAGGTGCCGAAGCATCTTGTGGTAGGACTCGTGGACGACGACGAAGGCTAGCTCCTTATCGCCCAGCGCATCGACGAACTCGCGCCCATACCACTCGTCGCGGCCATCGGTCGCAGCAGTGGGCAGCCCGTCCATCACGGACTTCTTACCCAGCATGAAGATACCCGCCATGTCGGCGAAGGTGGGGTCACGCAAAAGGTCGATGACGACCTTCTTCAACCTGCGTTCAGCAGTGATTGCCATTGGTTTGCTCCTTCTTGATTACTTGCATAGCTGCGTCGAGCTCGTCTCGGGCATAGGCAGCCGTTACATATAGAAGCCCGTTTCTAGCCCTATACTTTACCCTGTAGATGGACTTACCATCCTCGTCGGGGTTCGGATACCAGCCCCGGTAGACCTTAATGATCTCCCTCACAGAATGTCCTCGTTGGCGTAGCACCAGTCACGGAACTTGGCCGACTTGAACGCCACGCCATGCTTGGCCGGGTTCTTGGCGAGGTTGATAGCGAAGGCAGCTTGCCACTCGGGCTCCATGCGCTCGATGTATTCCATGAACGGCGTGATGGACTGCGCATCGACACGGGCCACACCACCGAAGACCATGACCGCACATGCACCCGGCGAGTCAGGCAGCTTGGCAGTCTTGGGGTTGGTGATGATGGCTTCCCACGTAGGCAGTTGATCCTGATACTCGACGAAGGCGTGCATGTCCCGCGCACCGGACTCGCCGATGGTGCCGATCATTGCAGCCAGCGTAGCGTTGGCGCTCAGATGTTCACGCTGCTTGAGCACGTTGCTAACCAGCTGCAGCGAACGAGGCGAGACGAACGAGGACTGCACCTTCTTGGGGTTGAAGATGTAGGGGTTGCTGCTCTGGTCCCCGTCCATGTAGCTGTCCATCGCATGCGGGAAGCGATCAACCCACGCCATGACCACAGGATCAACGTCATTGTTGACTGCCCATGCCAGCCACTCCTCGCTAGTCGGCTTGCGCACCGTAACCGTGGTTACGCGGTTGAGAGTGTGGGCCTTGATGTTATCGCCCACGCCATCGCCAGCCATGTTACCGGTCAGGAACACGATGGACCCCTCGGGCAGCGGGATGTCACCCAGACGCGGGTTGCGCGCCTCAAGCAACGGATGCAGCATGTTCTGCACCGGCTGCGGTGCCTTGGTGAACTCGTCGAGCATGATGATTACGGGCTTACCAGTCTGCAGCTGCAGCACGGCATTCGGGAAATACTCGGTGACCCGCGCCTCACGGTTGATGCTCGGCATGGCAATGTCGCCAAGGTCCTTCTGCGCACAGTCGAAGTAGGCATATGCGTAGGCATCGCCGAAGTGCCGCTCGAACGCGCCCATCAGGCTGGACTTGCCAATACCCGGCTCACCACGCAGGAAGAACCGATTGTGCTGGCAAGTGCGAACCAAAGTGGCTGCTTCGTCGAGGGACACGGTGGTGCCAAAGTTGATGGTGCTCATGGTATGCTTGCTCCTAGGTTGTTAGGTAACTGTGGTTATGGTTGGTAGTGCTCGGCGGTTTGCCCGCTCTCTCATTGTGTCATTGTTGTAGCACACTTATTACGCTATGTCAAGCGAAGTGCACGGTTTTTGCAGGTTATCCGGGGATCGCCCACGCATAGCGGTCGATGCACTTCTCGCCCGGTTCCTTCTCCTTGACCTTCAGCATCTCGTCGTGGTGGTGCATCAGCAGGACGCGCTCCATCGCTTTGGCTAGGTCAGGTGAGTGGTCCCAGTGTCGGAACGTCAGCCACAGGTAGGCGCGATACTGATCCTCGGGCTTGTCGGACTGCATCAGCTGGCACAGGGCCGCTGCGTAGTTGTGGTCGAACCCGCTGTTACCCACCGGCACCCCGTTGATCGCCCACCAAGGCTTGTAGGTGTGGGTAGTGGCTGGGTAGTTACCTGTCGTGCCGAAGACTTCCGCATACTCATCGAAGTCCGGTCGGTTATCCCGGCGCAGCTTGGTCATCGCTGACAGATAGAGCGAGAAGGCAGCGTATCGCTCGCGCACAGCCTTGGCTCCCTTGCGGTCGATCACGTGGACCTGAGCCTTCTGCGGGTTGATGAACGCCCAGCGCCCAGCGGGGTAGCTGGATACGACGTTAGGCACCCACTTGAAGAGGTTGTCGGCAGCTTCGGTGTTCTCAGGCGGATCGTAGTCGTTAGTGTCCCTGTTCCACCTCATGCGCGGCTGACGGCGCAGCTTGAAGGTCCCGCCATCACACCTAACCCACGAGTCGCCAGCCTCGGTCCAGATGTCGAGGCCCAGCACTGCATTGACGATGTCATGTCCGGCTGCCTTGTTCCAGTAGGGTGACGTGCGCACAAGCACCGTGTCATCCGGGTAGAACGTAATCAAAGGCAGGTGGTGCGGGGCGTTGGTCTCGTGCACCGTGATAGAACCATCCGCTTCCCTGCGGATATGCCGCCACTTCTGGTTGCGCTTGCCCAGCGGCTTGAGCCCCTGCTTGTCGCCCCGGATGGGTGCGGTGTTAGCCTCCCAGTCAGAGGCTTCCTTATACGTGCGTAGGCGCGGCATCGCGTTAGTGGTTCGCCAGTTCAATGCCATGATGTTTGCTCCTTCGTTGTGTTGTTAGCTGAATGCCCGTGCAAGCACCGGCTTGCGCGCGCCCGGCATGAGCAGGCGCTTCTTGTAGCCGCGCCCGATGTTGATCCCTCGGTAGTAGAGCACCGCTTGATGCAGGTTACCCCGGAACGAATAACGGGTCTGATATGCGCGGTTCTTGTGGCCCACCTGCACCTCGAACACGGTGTCGTCGGTGTAGATGATCTTATTCCCGTCTAGTGTTGCGGTCTTGAACTGCATGGTCTGCTCCCTACGGATTGCTCTTGATGTAGCGGTCGCACTCCTCGCACCGGGCGTAGGTCAGGTTGCGCTCCATGTCCTCCAGCCGCTCGGCCAGCACGATAGCCAGCTCCGCAGTGGGGGTGTAGCGCGCCTCCTCGATAAGGCCCTTGTTGCTATGCGCCCGGTAGTCGTCCCGGTCCTTTGCTCCGATCATCATGTTATTCCTCCACCGTGGTCAGGTTGTTTAGGATGCCGAACGCTCCGCCCAGTAGGAAAGCGGCCCACGTAGGTGTGTGGTTCTCGGTGATGTAGATACCGAGCCACATGAATGCGCCCAAGCCCACGTAGTGGAAGCGCGGTGCGAACAGAAACTCCTTCATGCTGCTTTCTCCCTCATCATCGGCTCCAGCTGCGAACGGACTTGGTATTCGCGCAGTGCCCAGCCGTAGCCCCGGCGTTCACCGAAGGCGCGAATCTCTTGCTTCAAGTGTGCTTCTGCCTCGCGCAGTTCCTTACGCAGCTGGTCAACGCGCCGCAGCGCCTCAATGGTAGTCTGGTCGTTCATGTTATGCTTCCTCCTCAATCAAAACTGGTCACGATCTCGCGGCGCACGTCCACGAGGTAGTCGGCGAAGTCGCTCCGGTCCTGCATGATGTCGTTCGGCTCCTCACCTACGCGGATATACTCGTAGGCAGCGGTGTGGTCGTTCCCGCACTCGAACAACTCCTCGAACTTGCGGACCAGCATATCGACCGCGTCCACGTGGCTGTAGCCATTATACCACTTCACGTCGTAGTATTGGACGAGCACGTAGTCATTGCCTCGGGTGATCTTGGCATTCCACTCCTTGTCGGCTTCCTTGTGCGGGTAGTTCTCGTCAAACCACAGCTTGAGTGCTGCACCCGGCACATTGTTCGGATCGCGTGAGTAGAACGCGATGGTCACGTCACTTCGATAACCCATGTTATGCTTCCTCCTTCATTTGTTCGATCTCGTTGCCCCACCAGTAGTGGTAGCCGCCTGTTGCTAGGGACTTGCACATGATGAGGTCGCTGTCCCAGTCGTGGTCCCAGTTAACGCCCACTGCGCCCTTAGGCACCTTGCGCCGGTCGGCCACCCTCCAGATGTAACCGGCGATATGCTCGGCCTCGCGGTCCGTATAAGTGGTGGCGTAACTAAATCGCTCCCTATCGACGATCTCTGGCGATACCGACACCAGCATGCCGACTCGCACCCACTTGGGCCTCTTGCTCATCTGCTCCTCCTAATGGAATGTTGTCGGGGCCGGGTCGATGGGCTGCAGGGTAGGCACACCATCCTCGTTAGGGACTAGGTGCAGTCCCCGCGCTTCGAGTTCCCGGCGTGCGCTCTCGGCTGACAGGGCGATAGCCATCGTTACGGTGTGGGCTTCATCTGCCCACAGCGCCCAGCTCATCAGCTTGTATGCTAGCCACCTACGCATCTCACTCTCCTACGCGCTTAGGGTTCAGTTGCTTGAGGTCGTTCAGGTTTGAGATCAGGGTATAGTTCGACTTGTTGATGGGTGCCGATAACCACTGGACCTGCTTCGCTACGGCGTCACCGCATTCGAGGCAGGTGCGATAACCGAGGTTATAGCGTGCGAGCGGGAAGTCATCCCCGCACTTACTGCAAAAGGCTACGTCGTTAGTCATACTTCTTGCTCCTTGCGGTTGGCGAAGTCGAGCAGGGCTTGACCCATCTCACGGGCTTGTTCGCGGGTCATGGCGAGATACCAGTAACCATAGTCCAGCTTGCCGCGCTCATGCTCGGGCTTCTTGAAAGTCATCTGGATGCAGGTGCCGTTGGTATCGCCGCCCCAGTAGCGGGTCATATCCACACCGCCCGTCAGGCACTCGGCTGGCTTTAACTCAGTGCTCATGCTTCTTGCTCCTTCACTTGTTCGACCTCGACTGCGTAGAACTCCATCATCTTGCCGGTTGCCAGCGAGGTGGCTTGGACCGGATAGGTCTCGTTCGGAAGCAGCTTGGCGAACCGATAGATGAAGCCGTGAGTGCCAACCACGTCGATCAAGGCATAACGTTCGGGGTTTTCAGGGTCCTCGTAGAGCATACACTCGCGCACAGCCAGCAGCGCACCCGGCTTGAGTTGTTGGGCTTCTTCAAAGCGCATCGCTCACGTCCTTCCCTGCATACTCATCTACCCAGCGCTGCCATTGCGCCACGCGGGCACGGCGTTCGCGTTCCTGCTGCTTCTCGTAGGCTGCCCAATGGCGCTCGTCGCACCACGCTTCGAGGCTGCCACCGATCTCCCAGAGATGATCCCCGAGGCGAACGAGTGCATAGGCAAGGCGTGAGATAGACAGGGCGATACGGTGAATGATTTTGATAACCATGGTTATGCTCCCTCCTTCAGGCTGCTTGCTTGGCAAGCATCAGTTGGTTCTCTGCGTTGAGCAGTTCGAGCCGCAGCATGAGCTTGTCGCGGCGAGTGCGGGCTTTGCTCTCACGGAGACGCAGTTTGGTGATGGCGGCTTCCCATGCGAAGACGGGGCCGTAGGCTTGGATGACTTCGTCGCGGTCGATAACCGAGGTTACGTCAAGGTAGTGGGGTCGGACAGACATGGGCTTTGCTCCTTTGGTTGGTTTCTCATTATGTATTTAATGTAGCACAATATACCTACTATGTCAAGCGAAGCGCAAGCGGACTGCAGGTTGGTGCGCAAAATGGAAAGTTAGAAAAGTCGGGTAAAGTTAGTTGGGAGGCAGATTGTCGGCTAACTTTATGGAAGGGCCGGAGAGCCGCAGAAACGCTGGGGTGTTGGGGGTTGCTATATATATAAAGTTAGAAAGTTATAATGTTATAGCTTTTCAGAGAGGGCGGTTCCCCTGAGAGTGTGCGTGCAGTGCATCGGCGAGGAGACCCCGACACTGTCTAAAACTGAAAATCCGCTCTCTCACCTCTCTAACTTTCTAACTTATTGCAATAGGGGTCTAAGTGATTGGTTTTAAACCCAAACTAAAGTTAGCGTAATTTTATTACTCTCTAACTTTACCCCAGTTTTCTAACTTTAGGTCGGGGCTTGACGCGCCCACTAAAAGCTGTTAGCACGTCCGTGCTAACAGGTCAGGCCGAACGGTCTGGCCTTTTTTGTTAGCTGGGGGGTTGACACCGACTGTCAAAGGCTGTTACCACTTTGTGGTAACAGGTCAGCGCAGATAACCATGGTTATCTCGACGCGCACAAGCCGCCACATTCTCACACTCACTATACTTCTATCATAGGGGGTCTTGGTCATAACCTCGGTTATGACGTTAGGCAGGTCGTTACGCTGCTCGACGCGCGAGCCAGACGCTGGCTAGGTGCGCTGCCATGCTCTCACACTCACTATACTTCTATCATAGCGCCGGGCGCGGGCACAAAAAAACCCCGCTGGCCGAAACCAGCGGGGCAAGGTATTATAGGCTCGTTATCGTTGGCAGCGACCAGCATTAGCGATCAATCTTTGCGTTGATCTTTGCGAGGTCGATGTTGAAGGCGACTAGCAATCGACCGATTGCATCCACGAGGCGTTCGTCCCGTTCGGTCTGGACAGTTTCCTTGGCGACCACCTTGTAGGCAGCGACAAGCTTTTCCAGCGCGGCGTCCGCCGGGGCGGTGTCGTTCTGGCGCGGCGCCCGCTTTTGACCGGGGAAAGCAATTTCAAAGGCGCGTTCCCGAACCCGCTGCCAGACCTTAGCGGGATTGCTGTGCTTTCGCGTCCCGCTGGTCAAAAGCAATTCCAGCGCCTTGCGTTCGGCCTCAATCGCTTCCCACGTGGGCCGCAGGTTGCTGCCTGCCTGCTTGGCATTCTTGCTGGCCCAGATTGCCGACCAGTGATGGCCGCCGTTTTCCAAGGTGAAAGCGAACCGCTGGTTCAAGGCCATGGCATAGACGTTGCGCAAACCTTCCACCTGCATTTCGCCCTTGGCGAAGCGTTCGGCGGCCTGTTCCAACGTGACGTTTTCCAGAACCTTAGCAGCGCTGGCAATCGCCCGTTCGCTGGCCTTGCGGGCCAATTCGGCCTTGCTAGGCGCCTTGACCTTGGCGGTGTTAAGAGCGGAAGCGGCCTTGAAGGCGGCGGACTTAGCGGTGTTACCCATAACGTAGTTTCCTTGTTAAGCGCGGCATTGTTACCGCCTCATTGTTATGGGCAATCCTTGGCATTTAATGCAACACATTTAATAACGTGTTGTTATTTAAAGGAAAAACGGGGGGCGGGGGCGATAACCATGGTTATCTGGCGGACCCTACCGGGGGGCCACCCCCCGCTGTGGGTTTAGGAGTCCCGACCGCGCCTAGCATTACTAATATGCACAATAGATCGCGCACTTTTGGGAACCGATTGCAGATCAGCCCCCTTGATTAGCGATTCTAAACTGTTGAAATATAAAGAAGACCCCCCACCCCCCTGCGTTTTTCCCAGCAGGCACCCCTACCCCGGCGCTTAGGGAACCCCACCCCCTATTTTTGTCTTGGAGTCCCACACCCCCATAGGGTATATATTTTGGTCCGGGGGCACCGGGAAATCGTGTTCAACTTTTTGACGCGGGCGTATTGGAAGCCCGGTGCCTCCACCCCCTGCTTAGTTCTTCGATCCAGCACCAAATTATGGTATGGCGACTGCCCATGGCAGGGAAGGACCCCGCTAAACAGCGGGCTGCGCAACGTCGGCACTACGAAGCGCACAAGGAGCGTGTGAAGGCTCGCGCCAGAGCGCATTCCGATCAGATGCGTAGAAGGGTTCGGGCATGGCTGCTGGAGTACCTCAAGCTCCATCCGTGCGTAGACTGCGGCGAGACTAACCCAATCGTGCTGGAGTTCGACCACACCGACCGCAGCGAGAAGCACTTTAATATAGGCGAGGCCACGAGCAGGCGCATGTCACTGCGCCGGGTGCAGGCCGAGGTAGCCAAGTGCGAGGTGCGCTGCGCCAACTGCCATAGGCTCAAGACCTATAAGGAGGACGGGCGCACTCATCGGGGTTAGCTCTTTACTCTGTCGAGTATACGCGCTTATATAAGTGTCTGCTCCCTCAAACCGGACGCTGCACCCATGCCTGTTGTAAAGATCGAGCCTACCGACGAGTACCCGGTGCCTTACGACACCACTCCGGAGGAGCTCGATAGCTTTGCCGACAAGCTGAGCAGCGCCGCGAACACGGCAGAACTGCTGGAAACGCTCGGTGCGCCGGTCGAAGTGGACCCCACGACGCTGGCGGAGGAGAAGAAGCTCCTCGATGACGTCATCGACAAGCAAAACACAAAAAACCTGAAAAACCTCCCCACTGCATTCGGTGCGGCTGCATTCCTGCGTGCCTATGGGGCTAATCGGGCCCTCGACATTAACCAAGTGCGCGCTGCGCTCACCAACAAGCTGCTTGAGATCGCCGACTGCGGGGAGACCAAGTTCGAGCTGAAGGCCATCGAGCTCTTGGGTAAGCACTCAGACATCGGCCTGTTCTCCGACCGGTCCGAGATCAACATCACTTACAACAACCCCGAGAGCCTTGAGAAGGCGATCAAGGAGCGCGTGAAGCGCCTGCTGAACGCCGACGTTATTGATATGAAGCCTCTGGGTATGGACCTCGACGAGGAGCTGGGCCTTACCGGCATCGAGGAAGGCGAGTTCACCGAGGTTGAAGAGGTACAGGAGGCTGACGATGAGCAAGCCTGACCTCAAGGTCGTGGGCGAGATCAAGCCACCCGAGTACAAAGACCCGGTAAAGATGCTGCGCAATCTGGCCGATGACATTGAGAATGGGGAGTATGGTGAGGTCACTACCATCGCCATCGCTACCTTTGGCGATGCGGGGCTGGAAGTCTTTGGTGGTGGGATCGACAGCGCCGGGCCGACCGCCGCCATGGTGTTCCAAGCAGCCTCTATGAAGATGTGTCAGGCACTCGTGGACTTCGAGAGCACGCTCTGATGATTAACGACGTCGCCCTCTCTGACATCCCTAAGATTCTGCACCTGCTCCCGCCCCATGAGCAGGAGGTGCTGTTGGCTGAGCTGGAGAAGCTCGCCGAGCTCAAGAGGCGCAAGGTTGCGCAGGAACGGTTCCTAGCCTTCGTCAAGGAGGTGTGGCCGACGTTCATCGCGGGGAGGCACCATGCAAAGATGGCGGATGCGTTTGAGCGGGTGGCTCGGGGCGAGTGCAAGAGGCTTATTATTAATATGCCTCCTCGTCATACTAAGTCCGAGTTTGCTTCTTTCCTGCTTCCTGCTTGGTTTCTGGGGAAGTACCCGCACAAAAAGATCATCCAGTGCTCCCACACTGCAGAGCTCGCAGTCGGCTTCGGTCGTAAAGTCCGTAACGTGGTCGATTCCGATGCCTACAAGGCGATCTTTCCTGATCTTGCACTGGCATCGGACTCCAAAGCGGCTGGCCGATGGAACACCAATAAGCAGGGCGACTATTTCGCTATCGGTATTGGGGGTGCCGTCACCGGTAAAGGTGCAGACGTCCTCATCATCGACGACCCGCACTCGGAACAGGAAGCCGCGCTCGCCGAAGTGAACCCGGACATCTACGACAAGACCTACGAGTGGTACACCTCAGGACCTCGTCAGCGTCTGCAGCCGGGTGGTGCTATCGTCATCGTGATGACGCGCTGGTCGAAGCGCGACCTGACCGGGCAAATCCTCAAGGATGCTGCGGCTAACGACAGCCTCGGCGAGTGGGAAGTCATTGAGTTTCCGGCAATTCTTCCCTCAGGCAAGCCCCTGTGGCCTGAGTTCTGGGAGTTGGAGGAGCTTGAGAAAGTCAAGCGCGACGTTCCCAACTCGAAGTGGATGGCGCAGTACCAGCAGAACCCGGTCTCCGAGTCGGCTGCTATCGTCAAGCGCGAGTGGTGGCAGGAGTGGCCGTACGACCATCCCCCGCAGTGCGATTTCATCCTCCAGTGCTGGGATACGGCCTTTGAAAAGTCACAGCGCGCTGACTTCAGTGCCTGCACGACGTGGGGTGTGTTCTACCAGCCCGATGATTCAGGGGTTGACCAAGCTAACATTATCCTCCTGAATGCCTTCCGTGACCGCATGGAGTTCCCCGAGCTGAAACGGGTGGCGGTGGAGGAGTACCGGGAGTGGGAACCGGACAGCGTGGTAGTCGAGAAGAAGGCTTCAGGTGCGCCTTTGATCTACGAGATGCGCGCTATGGGGATTCCTGTGCAGGAGTTTACCCCGACGAGGGGGAACGACAAAATCTCCCGATTGAACGCTGTGAGCGACCTTTTTGCCTCTGGACGGGTATGGGCACCTGCTACTCGGTGGGCCGAAGAGGTAATTGACGAGGTCGCTGAGTTTCCCGCTGGTAGCCACGACGACTTCGTTGACACGGTCTCGATGGCCATGCACCGCTTCCGGCGAGGTGGCTACGTTTCTACTGTGCTGGACGAGCCCGACGAACCCGTGTATTTCAGGTCAAACCGCAATCGGGGGTATTATTAATGGTAAAGGCTCTTTTCCCCATCGGCAAGACCCAGTGGGCCAAGTGGAACGACGATCAGCGCACTGCCTTCAATGAGGCACGTGAAGCGGGTGTGCCCTTTGCTGATGCCGTTGCTGCAAGCAACCAGATGAAGAAGAAGCCCAATATCATCGACATTATCGGTGATGTGGCTGAAGTGGCTGTTGCTGTATCAGGGGCCAGTGCGGCTACCAATGTTGCGGTTGGCGGCGTCAAGAAGCTGCTCGGGAAGAAGGGCAAGTAAATGGCCGTTGACAAGTCGCTTAATCAGGCCCCGCTGGGCCTTGATGCTACCCTCGCTAATGGTGTCGAACCGGGCGTGAATATGCCCGATGCTGACGTTGAGATCGAGATCGAAGACCCGGAGTCGGTCACGGTCAGCCTCGACGGGCTTGAGATGGAGTTCGATCCGAGCGAGGATGAGGGCGACTTCAACGATAACCTTGCCGAAGTCCTCGATGAAGGGCAGCTGGCGCAGCTGGCAGGCGATCTGGTCGGCGAGTTCGACGAGGACGTCAACAGCCGCCGCGATTGGATTCAGACTTACGTAGACGGGCTGGAGCTGCTCGGCCTCAAGGTTCAGGACCGGACCGAGCCGTGGCCCGGTGCATGCGGCATCAACCACCCGATGCTGACTGAGGCTGTGGTCAAGTTCCAAGCCGAGACCATGATGGAGACGTTCCCGGCGCAGGGCCCGGTGCGGACCAAGGTCATTGGCAAGGAAACCCCGGCCAAGCGCGATGCTGCGCAGCGTGTCCAAGAGGACATGAACCACCAGTTGACCGACGTGATGGTCGAGTACCGTCCGGAACATGAACGTATGCTGTGGGGGTTGGGCCTTGCAGGTAACGCGTTCAAGAAGGTGTACTTCGATCCGTCACTCGGTCGTCAGGTTTCGATGTACGTCACTGCCGACGACGTCGTTGTGCCCTACGGTGCGGGTAGTCTCGAGACCGCCGAGCGCGTCACCCACGTGATGCGTAAGACCGAGAACGAGATGGCCCGCCTCCAGCGCGACGGGTTTTATCGTGATGTGGACCTCGGTGAGCCCGTCGCTTCGCTCGATGAAATCGAGAAGAAGGTCGCAGAGCAGCTCGGCTTCCGGGCTGACATGGACGACCGGTACAAGCTGCTTGAGATGCACGTCGATCTGGTGATCGAGGATGACAAGTACCGCGACTCCGACGACGGCGATGTGGCGCTTCCTTACGTCGTGACCATCGACAAGGGCACGGCAACCGTGCTGTCGATCCGGCGCAACTGGGACCCGCAGGACAAGAAGAAGCTCAAGCGCAACCACTTCGTACACTACTCGTACGTCCCGGGTTTTGGCTTCTACGCCTTCGGTCTGATCCACCTGATCGGCGCTTTCGCCAAGTCGGGTACCTCGATCATCCGTCAGCTGGTCGATGCGGGCACGCTGTCGAACCTGCCGGGCGGCTTCAAGACCAAGGGTCTGCGCGTCAAGGGTGACGACACCCCGATCAGCCCGGCTGAATGGCGCGACGTGGATGTGGCCTCCGGGACCATGCGCGACAACATCATGCCGCTGCCGTATAAGGAGCCTTCGGGCGTCCTGTACCAGCTGTTGGGCAATATCGTCGAAGAAGGCCGTCGCTTCGCTGGTGCCGCTGATATGAAGGTCAGCGACATGTCGGCCAACGCTCCGGTGGGTACGACCCTAGCGATCCTCGAACGCACGCTGAAGATGATGTCAGCTGTGCAGGCACGTGTGCATTATGCGATGAAGCAGGAGTTCAAGCTCCTGAAGGCCATCATCGCCGACTATACGCCAGAGACGTATAGCTACGAGCCGGATGAGGGCAGCCGCAAGGCTAAGAAGTCGGACTACGACAACGTCGAGGTCATTCCGGTTTCGGACCCCAACGCCGCCACCATGGCCCAGAAGATCGTCCAGTATCAGGCGGTCATTCAGCTGGCCCAGATGGCCCCGCAGATTTACGACCTGCCGTACCTGCACCGTCAGATGCTTGAGGTGCTGGGCATCCAGAACGCCCAGAAGCTCGTCCCGCTCAAGGATGACGAGGACCGCAAGCCGCGTGACCCGGTCAGCGAGAACATGGACGTCATCAACGGCAAGCCGGTCAAGGCGTTCATCTACCAAGACCACGAGGCCCACATTGCTGTACATATGATGGCGATGCAGGACCCGAAGGTGGCGCAGCTGCTCGGCCAGAACCCGCAGGCCCAGAGCATGATGGCGGCTATGAACGCCCACATCGCAGAACACCTTGCGTTCGCCTACCGGCAGCAGATCGAGCAGATGGCCGGTGTGCCGCTGCCTCCGCCCGATGCGGATATGGACGAGGATACCGAGGTTGCGATCTCGCGCCTCGCCGCTGTTGCGGCGCAGCAGCTCCTCCAAAAGAACCAGATGGAGGCTCAGCAGCAGCAGAACCAGCAGATGGCTCAGGACCCGCTTGTCCAGCTGCAGCAGGCTGAAATCCAGCTCAAGGCTAAGGAGCTGGAGCTCAAGGAGAAGAAGCTCATGATCGACGCGGCGGAGAAGAATGACCGCATCGACGTCGAGAAGGAGCGTATCGCAGCCCAGAAGGAAATCGCTGGGATGCAAGTCGGCGCGAAGGTGGCCACGGACAAGGCCAACCTCTCCGCCAAGCAGCAGCTTGAGGGCCTGCGCATCGGTGTGCAGGTCGCCAAGGAGGCCACCATGGCCTCAAAACCCGCCGAGGAACCCCCTGTTCCCAACGCAGCGCCTAAGGAGACTGAATGAGTAGCGACCTACTGAAGTATCTTGCCGACAAGGTTAACGAAGAGATCAAGCCGATCACGGATGATCTCTCGCGTGGCGCAGCCAAGGACCACGGCGAGTACAAGTATGCCTGCGGGATTATCCGTGGGCTGATGATCGCAAACGGTATCCTCGCCGATACCGCACAACGCATGGAAAACGACGATGACTGAGATTATCGGCGCAGAGAAGCCTGCGCTCGTAGACCTCGACGGTCGCCCGATCCCCAAGGTCGGCGCAGCCCCCGAACTTCCCATCGAAGAACGCGCTAAGATGCTTCCGGAGCCGTCGGGCTACCGCATCCTGTGCGGTGTCCCTGAGGTCGAGGAAAAGACCGCTGGCGGCATCTTCAAGGCCGACACCACGATGCAGTACGAAGAGCTCACCACTCCGGTGCTGTTCGTCATCAAGATCGGCCCTGACGCCTTCAAGGACGAAAAGCGCTTCCCCAGCGGGCCGTGGTGCAAGGAGGGTGACTTCATCCTCACCCGCCCGATGGCTGGCAGTCGCGTAAAGATTCATGGCCGTGAGTTCCGGATCATCAACGATGACTCGGTCGAAGCAGTCGTGGAGGACCCTCGGGGTATTTCCCGCGCCTAACGGGCGTAACCCGTACAAAGGAGAAGTAAGATGGCTACCAAGCCGAATGATGACGACTTCGATTTCGAGATCGAAGGCGATGAAATCGACAATAAGCCGGAGATTGACGTCGAGGACGATACTCCGCCCGAAGACCGTGGGCGTGAGCCTATGCCTAAGGAGGTTGTCGAGGAACTCGAAGCCGACGAACTCGAAGAATACTCCGAGAAGGTCAAGATTCGTCTCAAGCAGATGAAGAAGGTCTGGCACGACGAGCGTCGTGAGAAGGAGCGTGAGGCCCGTGAAAAGGCTGAAGCTCTGGCCGCTGCCCAGCGCCTGCTTGAGGAAAACCGTGCGCTTAAGCAGAACCTGTCGAACGGCGAAAAGACGCTGGTCGGCAGCTTCAAGCAGAACGCCGAGTTCGAGGTGGAGAAGGCCAAGCGCGAGTACCGCGAAGCCTATGAAGCCGGTGACGCGGATCGTCTGGTTGATGCGCAAGAGAAGCTGAATGTTGCGACTTATCGGCTGCAGCAGATCAATAATTACAAACCTACTGTACAGGCCCCTGAAGTTGAGGTAGAACAGCCCGTACAGCAGGTTCAGGCACCTCGCCTCGATGCTAAGACCGTTGCGTGGCAAGAGCGCAACACGTGGTACGGCACCGATCCTGAGATGACTGCATCGGCTCTTGGGCTTCACCAGAAGCTCATCAACGAACGTGGCCCGCAGTATGCTGGTTCCGACGAATATTGGGACGCCATCGACAAAACGATGCGTCGTCGCTTCCCCGACTACTTCGGGGAAGAGGAAGTGGCTAAGGACAAAGCCCCTTCGCGTGAAGCTAAGCCCACGGTTGTAGCTCCCGCTTCTCGCAGCCGGTCCCCCAAAAAGATCGTGCTCAAGCAGTCCCAGATCGCAATTGCGAAGAAGCTGGGTCTGACTCCCGAGCAGTACGCTCGTGAACTGATGAAGATGGAGAACTGATATGACTCGTGATCTTACTGAAGGACTGGATGAGGCTCTCGGGTCGAATCGTGCTCCTCGCAAAACGCGCGAACAGGACGAACGTCCTAAGGTTTGGCAGCCCGCTTCGATGCTGCCGGAACCTGATAAGCAGGCTGGTTATGCGTACCGCTGGGTGCGTGTTTCCACGCTCGGACAGAACGATGCGCGGAACATCTCCTCGAAACTTCGTGAGGGATGGGAAGCGGTCCGGATTGAAGAGCAGCCCCAGTTCCGCATGCTTGTGGACCCGGATAGCCGCTTCAAGGACAATATCGAAGTCGCAGGTCTGCTGCTGTGCAAGGCCCCCATCGAACTGATGAAGCAGCGCAAGGACTACTTTGCGCAGAAGAATCAGGCCCAGATGGAGTCCGTGGATAGCAACTTCATGCGTGAGAGCGACGCTCGTATGCCTCTTTTCCGTGAAAAGCGGTCATCGACGTCATTTGGCAAAGGCAGGTAAGCTAGGAGCTTAACATGGCATACCCCACTGTTTCGGCCCCGTACGGGCTGATTCCGATCAACCTGATCGGTGGTCAGGTGTTTGCTGGTGCCACCCGCCAGATTCCGATTGCTACCAATTCTTCGACGGCCATCTACTACGGTGACGTCGTGAAGCTGAATAGCGGCGGTACTCTGGACAAGGACACCGGCACTAACGCCGCCACCCCGGTTGGCGTTTTCCTCGGTTGCACCTACACCGATCCGGTGTTCGGTAAGACCTTCCGTCAGTACTACCCCGGTACCACGAACATCTCGGACGTCATGGCCTACGTGCAGGACGACCCGGACGCTCTGTACAAGGTAGCTGTCGTTTCGAGCGGCACCACCATCAGCTACGTCAACCGCACTGCGGTCGGCAACAATGCTGTTCTGGTGCAGAACTCGGGTTCGACCATCACTGGTAACTCGCAGGTTGCGATCAGCGCCACCACCAACACCACTTCGACGTGGCCGGTGCGCATCATCGACACCGTTCCTGAAACTTCGCCTGTCGGCAACCCCGGTTCGTACACCGAGGTCATCGTCAAGTGGAATCAGGGCATGCACCAGTACCTCAACCCGACTGGCGTCTAAGGAGACTAAGACATGGCAATTTCACGCGCACAGCTCCTCAAGGAGCTCCTGCCCGGCCTGAACGCCCTGTTCGGTCTGGAGTACGCCCGCTACGGCGAAGAGCACAAGGAAATCTTCGAAACGGAGACTTCTGAGCGTTCGTTCGAAGAAGAAACCAAGCTCTCGGGCTTCTCGGCTGCGCCGGTGAAGAACGAAGGTTCGGCCATCGCTTACGACAACGCGCAGGAAGTCTTCACGGCTCGCTACAACCATGAAACGATTGCCCTCGGGTTCTCGCTCACGGAAGAAGCCATCGAAGACAACCTCTACGACTCGCTGTCGTCGCGGTACACCAAGGCTCTGGCCCGTGCCATGGCCTACACCAAGCAGACCAAGGCTGCTGCGGTCCTGAACAACGGCTTCGACACCGATTACCCCGGTGGCGACGGCCAGCCGCTGTTCTCGAACGCTCACCCGCTGGTCTCGGGTGGCACCAACTCGAACATCCCCAGCACTCCGGCTGACCTGAACGAAACGTCGCTTGAAGCGGCTGTCATTCAGATCGCTGGCTGGACCGACGAACGTGGCCTGCTGATCGCAGCTAAGCCGCGCAAGCTGGTGGTTCCGCCGAGCCTGATGTTCGTTGCAACCCGCCTGCTCGAAACCGAGCTGCGCGTCAGCACCGCTGACAACGACATCAACGCTCTGAAGTCGAACGGCTCGATCCCGGAAGGCTACACCGTCAACCACTTCCTGACCGACACGGACGCATGGTTCCTGACCACTGACGTTCCCAACGGTCTGAAGCACTTCGAGCGCACTCCGATGCAGACCTCGATGGACGGTGACTTCGACACCGGTAACGTCCGTTACAAGGCTCGTGAGCGTTACAGCTTCGGCTGGTCCGACCCGCTCGGCATGTACGGTTCCGAAGGCGCTGCCTAAGGAAACAGGGGGAGGGGGAGAGCTTCGGTTCTCCCCCTTTTCTTATGCCCGGTTCACTGATATACCTACGCACCTAGGGATTTAACCCGCACCAACTGACCTAGCAGACGTAGCAGAGATGGTGTGGGGATGTGCTGCTACACGGAGATGAATAATGGCTAACACGACTTTTTCGGGTCCGGTTCGTTCGGAAGGTGGCTTTCAGGTCATCACCATCAACGGCTCGACCGGTACTGTGACCACCAATGCAACCTATGGCGCGAGCGCCACGGTGGCTAACCTGACCGCCACTGGCAGCGTCGTCATCCTGTCGGGCCTGCCGACCGCCAACCCGAACGTGGCTGGTCAGATTTGGTCGAACGCGGGTGTCCTGACCGTCTCGGCTGGTTAATCGTAGCTCAATAGGAGGGCCTTCCTATGGCTATGCAGACTGACGTCAAAGCAACCAAGCCGCTTACTTCGACTGGTGCGTTCAAGACGCAGAGCAATGCTGACATCACGTTCCGTACTCGCCTCAAGGGCCTGTACTGCACGAATGGCGCTTCGGCTGGCTCGGTGGTCATCACCAGCGGTAATGGCGGTGAGACGCTGCTGACGGTGAATACGCCTCCTGCGGCTAACGCGGATGGGGTTTATTTCCTCATCCCGGATCAGGGTATCCTTGCTGAAAATGGACTGTATGGTACGGTGACCAACACCGCTTCCATTATCCTTTTCTATGGGTGACCTATGCAGAACGAACAGAGCTACGACCTAGCGGGTAAGAGCCTTTTCATCGCTCTTCCTGCCTACGACTTCAAGGTGTCCTTGAAGCTGGCGATTTCCCTCGCCCGCTTTGCGCAGATTGCGCCCCAGCATGGGATTGACATCCAGATCGGTAGCATCTGTGGCTGTTCCGTCGTTTCGCGTGCGCGCAACCTGCTCGCTCAGGACCTGATCGAATCCAACTGCGACTACCTGCTGTTCATTGACAGCGACATCAACTTCGAACCCGAAGACATCCTGCGCCTCATGGCGTGGGGTTCGGACCCGAAGAAGGGTATCATCGCAGCGGTTCCGCGCACGCGTAGCGAGGACAAGGTGTACATCGCCAACCTCGACTACGACGAGAACAACGAGCTTACCATGAACCGCATGGGGCTGGTCCGCGCAGAGCGCGTTGCTACCGCCTTCATGCTCGTCCGCCGCGAAGTGTTCGTCACGATGGCGGAAGCCCACCCTGAGTGGAA